ACCGAACGAGCGCAGCACCTCAGCGAACTGTGGGTTGCTTGCTAACTTCTTGCGTACATCTTCCTCAGTATCACAGTTCAATTGGCTTTTCAGTCCGCCAAGTAGAGTTTGCTTCTCCTGTTTAATTTCATCTAACCGTTCTACGAGCAGCGCGTCGTTGACTCGCAACACCGGCTGCGTATACATCCGGAGGGTCATGTCGATAAGGTCAAGTTCGTTCTGCGGGAAGTAGTCCGACATGAGGACGTTGAATAACTTGAACGTCAGGTCCACGTCGTTGATGCAGTATGCGCCGTAACGCGCCAAGTCCTCTGAGGTGAAGTCCTTGCGGTACTTGCCCAGAGCGTTGATGACCTCGGTACCCTTCTCACCCAACTGATACCGCTCAACCAGAGCCTTGAGAGAACCACCCGCATCCACGCCATGAATGGCACGGGCCATACACAGCGTATCGAAGTAGTACGCCGGGGTTATACCGAACGCGAACGACAGGATGCCGCCATCAAACTGCGCGTTGTGACACAACAGCGCAGAATCAGACCAGTCGATTTCGTCTAGTGTCTGTTTGATTTCTTTATGAGTTCCTGTAAACCAACGCGGCTCGCCGTCGTCGATTTTTATACCGACGCCAATAACTTCAAACCTAGGATCACGTATGTACTCCTCCGTTGTCATGCGAGACAGGGAGAAGTCCTTGGCATAATACGTCTCGAAATCAAGTGTGATAAAACTCACCCTACACCTCTTTTGGTTTGTTCATGCTGTGCAGCCACCCCTTGGGGGTCAGGGTATACCCTGCGGCTTTCAACTCATCTTCAGTGCGGCACCGACCACCTATCAGACGATGCAGCCTTATGGACTCAGGACTGGCAAACAAATGCCAACACTCATTACATCTTCTTTCGCGTTTTTGCTTCACTCTTTGACTCCACTTCCATCCGACTTCTGTACCCTGCATCCCACGCAAACTCCCAAGCGATGCACCACAGTTCGTAGTAGCACCCGCCCAGAGGGAACCTGAATCCGTGTTCGTCCTTTGGGAACCCGTGGTCTCTCAGGTTTTTACCCTGTCTACTTTTAATGAGTTTGTCCCACGCCTTCTCCCGGTCAGGATCGGCTATCGGGTAATCAACGCAGTCAGCGACGGACTTTGCTTTGAGCCTTACTGCCTTTGCCATTTTCCAACTCCCTCACTCGTTTACGTAGATAAACAATCTCATCACGGCACGCCCAGAGCACGCTGCCTACCGTCAGGAACTTGAACTCGGTCGTGGTAGAGAAGTCGTTCAGTTCATCAGGCAAGACGCGGATCAGATCAAGTATGTCTTCTTCTGTACCCACCTCACTCCTCCTTCGGCAACATAAATATCGGCGTGTACTCACCGACGTAAGACCCGACCACGTTGTACTCCATCCACTCGATAGCCTCCTCGTGGGTCATGTCCTCACGCAAGATAAGTATCTCCACGCACTTGTCGTAGTCATAGATGGCAATCAGTTTTGTATGTTGCCACCCAAGCCCGATGAGCGCGTCCTCAAAGCCATCTGCGTAGAGCGTGTTCGGGTCAAGTGGTTCGTCGGTCATGATTTGTTTTCCTCACCCCTCGCCCGAATCGCGGCGGCACAATCATTTCCATTGGCATGCATCCACCCATCACACGCCTTCGCACACGCCTCGCGCTCCTGCTTCGCACCCCATTCGGCGGCGAGAGTGGCAAAAATGAGGAAACGCGGCTCCGGTGAAGCCTCCGCAGCCTTAAGCCAGTCGTTGATTTGTTCGTTGCTTGGGGTCACAACCTCACCTCCACTGCGTCACAGCAAACAAAAACCCGACGACGGACATCAGCAGCACAACTCCAAGTATGACGCTCAGAGTATCAATCGTGCTGTCGGCTTCCGCCAGTTTGTCTTGGCTCGTTCACCAGTATTCCCTCCCGCCCCTTGAGCAGCGATAGTTGGGAGGGGGGACTCGCCCCCACTCCCGTGTGACATTGTATTTGCGCTGTCGCCACCACCGTTTGATGGCGCGGAACATCACGCACCCTTCCTCGCGTCGATCTCACGCTTGAGATACCACGCAGCCTTCTCCAAGTCCTGCACAGGGTCGGAGTCCTTCTTACCCGCACGACTCACGTATTTAATTACGTTACCCAAACGATAGTTCAAGTCTTTCGCTTCGATGAAGTCGATGACTTCGATGCCACCGGCCTTATAGTGCGGAGGATGGTTCACGGGGTCAGGCTTTTTGTACAGGGCATCAACCTTCTTGATGTATTCCTTCTCAGCCTTCACCACCTTCGGGTCGTGGCTACGCTCGACTTGCGTCTTCTTCTGCTTCTCCTTCTGCTTTTCCTTCCAGATGACAGTCCAGACGTTATTCTTTGAGACGCCCAATCGCTTGGCGATTTCAGCGATGCTCGTACCCTTCGCCATATAGCGGCGAATCTTTGCACTCATAGTCATAACTTTATTAACTCCTTTAAAGTATCAACATTGGTTTCATCAATCACGAGAGCAACCCCACCCGCTTCGCGTATGCGTTTCATGTTCGCTTCTTGAAGCGCGGTTGGTTTGTTCCCATTTGCCTTACACTCTATACCATAGAACAACCCTCCTTTACAAACTAAAAAGTCAGGGACGCCAGAAGAACCCATACCAGTTCCCATAGGCATGGCGTAGTACGCGCCAACTTCTGCAAGAACTTTCTTCACCTTCGCTTTGACTTTGCCTTCCGGGGTCATCGCAGTTTCTCCGTTACATGTTCAGCGCCAATCTGTAATTTCTCCAGCAGATCAATTGACGTGACGACGTAAAAGTATTTGTCATTCACACGCCACCCTATGTCCTCAAACCCTTCGGGACACTCACGCTTGCTCGACTCGTATGCTGCCCTCAACACCACACCATTCGGTGCGACTGCGTAGTCCATCTTGTCCCTAGTGGATAGATGTTTGTTATCACATGCCATGATCATAGCGAGTCGTTCTTTGAGCCAGTCCGGTAACTCGGCGTGCGTAAAGTATCTACAGTAGTTCTCGGCAACCCATACGGTAATCATCTTATTACCTACCCTGATGGGTAAGTGTATGGCTTGACCTTCGTGAGAACTGTATACGCCAAACGTCATACCGTTTTATCCATCACGATGATGGGGGACTCGGAGGAGTAAGATTGCGTTATCGCGCCGATATCAGGATATACGTTGTTGCCATGCTCCATGCTGCCTGATTTCGGGATGAGCGATTTGTCAGACTTGGTATGTAACTTGAGCATAGTCAACTGCATCTCAATATCCCGCCGGATGTCAATGTCAATGTCAGCGAACGACTTGTACCACTTGAACGGCACTACGATTTCGTCGTACTTAAAGGGAAGATTAGAAGGCAGCGAACCCATGCTAATGTAATTGTCCACCGCTGCTTGTAACGGTTGCCTGCTTATCGCTCCAACGATGACTGAATCATCGAACATGTCGCTGAGCAATACCCATTTGTCATTGCTAAACATCTGCCTGATGTCAACCGCGTAATCGCATACTTTTTTCCGTTGATCAACGTAAGCACGATACTGTGACTCGATGTGCGCTAACACACTTTGCGGGGCTTCTATTTTACTCATGTCGCCCATGTACATCATGGCAAGGGCGATAACTGCATCGTTGTTGAGTGTTATCCTGCCTAGTTTATTGGCACCGCTTTTGCTAAGAGTGCTATCAAGCATACGTTCAAGTCTGTTACCAATGAAATTTTTAGCGTCTACCCACCTGTTAACTAGCACGTTGTATGGGTCAGTACCCGGCGTCTTTATTTTACGAACGATATACTTGACGTTGCTGCTCCTGACCGATGACCATATCGACGTGAGCACCGACTTGTTCCGGTGTGGTTCGTTTATACCGCCGAATAAGATATCCGCTTTGGGGTCAAGCGAATCCGCGAACATACCGGCAACACTAAACCCTATGCGATTAGTCAGCGTCACGCCTCTGATATGTTTGCTACCGTCAAATCTAATTATGTCGCCCACCACCAACGAGTCATGGCTGTCTTTTACCTGATTGATAGCGGCTACGATGATGGGCCAGAACCGGCTATCCATTATCTCCTTCTTGGTAACATCGTCATGAAGATCTTGTAAGAAAAACGGGGGAGCGGACTGTACATTCATGTTCATAACATATCTCCTCAGTTGTTGATGTTTACTTTCTGCGTACCGGCGGGTGCCTTAAACGACTTGTTGCCGTTCTTGTCGATAATCCATAGCGTAGGCGTTGCCACCTTCCAATCAAGATTGTCTTCAATATGCCCGTCAGTCAGCATGATGAGGCAGTCAGCATCCATACGATGCTCGGTCATATACTTACTCACGCATGCCGCCGTAGTGCCACCACCACCTGCGGGTTTCATCAGCGATGCGATGTTGGCGTAGTTGCCTTCCGTAAAGACCTGCTTGCCACGCACCTTCGTGTCCCACCACAGAATCACCACCTCGTCAGGCGGCATCACCTCGCACAACTGCTTGACGTGCGATGCGACAAGGTTCAACTGCTCCTGACGAATACTCCCAGATGTGTCGATACCCAGTACGACGCGCCCGATCTTCTCGGAGTACATCGTTGGTAGGTACAAATCATCTGCCAACCTACGACGGTTCATGCGTGCGTAGGTGTACTCGTCATACCCGCGCATAGTGCTAGTCCAGAAGTCTCGCAACACCTCACGCCAATCAATCTCCGGCTTCATCAGGTCAGTAATTTGTCGTGGCAATTTGTTACCGAACTTGCCCGCAAGCAGCCCGCCTTGATGAATGGCCTCCTGTACCTTTTCATCGTGTTGCTTAATCTCCTCCGGCGTCATCTTGTCGATGGCATCGAAGTCATGTTCGTCAAGCGGCTCACCACCGCCCATGCCACCGCCACCGTTCTCCTCAGCGTCCTTCTCAAGGTAGTCGTACACCTGACGCACAGACCATCCGGCAAACATCGGGTGATACAGCGCACCGGGCGGCAACTGGACGACAGACTTGTCCTTGATGTCATGGATCATGTCATTCACAACATAGTCCATAGCAACGTTGGCAAGTCTCGCGTTCTTCTTCATCAAGTCACGATGGCGTGGCAGATGCTTGAGCAACACATGGAAATTCTCGTGCATCACAAGACCTGCGACCTGCGGTCGGGTCAACTTCTCCATGAACTTGGCACCGTAACGCTTGTTCACACCATCGGTGTAAGCGGTCGGACACAACTTCGGGTCATGCACTACGCTGCTCTCGCCCATCATGATGATACCTGCGTACTGGCAAGTCTCAGGATGCTTGAGCAAGTCAACGTGCGCCCTCTTCAACTCGAACTCTGGGTCGTACTTTCTTACTGCGCTCATAACTCCTCCTATTAAACGAGCAACTCGTAGTTATTCTTCGCCCACTCCATGATGCGCTTGTTATTCTTAGCAAGCCGCACGACACGCTTACTCTGCATGGACATGGTGAAGAACAACGACTCAATCTCGACGGACTTCACCCGCTCGATGAACTGCATGAAACTGCTCAGGTCATCCTGCGTCTCGATGGTGTCGATGGCGTTGAATGTCATAAGAAACACAGCAGACTTGTTAGCAGGGATTGGAACTCCAGTAGGATCCGCAATCACCTTGCTCACCGGCACCAACTCCCGCTCCAACTTCATGAAGATACTCATGTCCTTGGCAGCGGCGGCACCGATAACACCTGCGAGTGCTGTCTCAGTCACACGGTCACCGGCCTTCTCACGATTACGCACCACAACGCTAGACTTGGCGAGACTGCGAGGCGATACGAATGACAACTCACGCTTCGATGGGTTGAAGATGTACGGGTTATCGTCCTGTCCACCATCAAGGTACGAGGCGAGTGCAGACGGGTTCATAGCCACCCATGCACGGATGACACTAGGTATGTTGTTGTTACCCGCCCATGTCAGCCACTCGTTAGCGTTCGGCTTGCGTATCCGTACACGCATCGTGCGATTGCCGGAGTGTGCCAACTGACTGTCGCCTACTCCGTCGCTCTCGTTGTTACTCGTAGCAAACACCATGCTACCTTCGGGCAACGGGGTGTCACCGATGCAACGCTCAAGCATGAGTCGTGTCCACATTGCTTGCAGCAACTTCGGAGTCTTCATGAACTCATCAAGCATGATGACCTTCGGCTTCGGACTATCAAGCATGAACAAGTCAGACACCACTTGCGTCAGCCTAGTACGGTCACCGTTCGGCACACTCATCACCGTGTCACCGATGTCCCGCACCGCACAGTCAACATAGATGTAGTCGTACTTGTCATCAGGGTAGCAGTCGCCAACCTTGCGCCACTTGTCA